CGCTTGCTGAGAACCAGACACAATAACAGTCTTTCGTGAGATTTGAGTATAGTTACCCAATCTTACTGTAGGCGTTACTGCTGTGAAGGCATATTCATCTCCTTCGACCTGTGCATTATTTGCTGCACTTGCGAGAGCATCAGTTTGCCACTCACATAGAGTGTTTGTTGCTTTTGATTTACCAATCATAGACATAAATGGCACATCAGAAGGTGAGATATTATAGATTGTGTTACTCAAATCCTCACGTCTTCCAATGGCTTGGTATGTCTGAAAGGTATTCGTTACAATAGCCATTTTATCCTTTTATATTAGTTAGTTACGAATCATATTATAAAATACTCCAGCAGCATCTTCGACCCTGCCAGATTTTTGTAGTCTTGCCGATGCCTTTTTAGATTTCGTTGATCTGGGATCAATAGATTGTGATCCTGCTTTCATGCTTCCACGCTTA